CGCTTCAACCTGAACAAAGGTGACACCAATGCCTAAAATCACAATCGCATCTCTCGAGCGCCGTATTCTGGTGCTTGAGTCGGAGAAACAGACGTTAGGAGGGCAACTGTCGATTAACGGTGAGTTTCAGCTGGAGGCGTTCCGTATACTCCTCGGCGTTATGAAGCAGGAACCCAGCGCATACGCAGGAGTGTTCCTTGACGAGGAAGGTTCGCAGACACTAAGTTACTACGCTACCGAAGAAGAATTAGCGTTCGACGGCCCCGCGGTATCTATCCCGCTGTTCGATAACTGGATGGTGTACGACTATGACTAAAGCGCCTGAACCAGTAGTTATCGATGGCGTCCTGTGGAAGCCATACTCGGTTTACCACATCGACGCCGACGGGAAGAAGTTTAGCTTCTACATTTTTGCAATTAGCCGTGAGCACGCCGCTTGTGTGGTTGACGATATTCGAGAAACGGCGTGGCTTGGTGATGAGATAGCGGGGTGAGAGTATGAGTCTCGAGGTGGTTATCGGTCTGGTGGGTCTTAGTTACTTCATTGGGCTGTTGGTTGGGTTTCTGTGGGGTAAATACTAATGTTCAGTGACATTAACGCGGCAATCGAAGAAGCAATCTGGCGTCGCTACAACGGCGAGCAACAACGGCATTTCTGCCTGGTGCAACGCGGTAACATGATTGCCGTAGTGCAGGACCGCGATAACAAATATCCGAATGCGATGTGGACAACGAGGAATTTTTTAGGATGATTACCAGCATTCCGAACCTGATTAAAGAATTCGGCACGATGGCCGAGACATGCCGGCAAACCGGCATCAACGAAATGACGATTGCGAAGTACAGCAAAGACGTTGATTGCGAGCGCCACGTAATTTATAACAATCGTCTGATGACACATGTTAAGACAAGCCCGGTGTTATTCACGCGCCGAGGTATCACTAAAACTGAGCAACGCATTGCTAAAGAGGAGAGTGGAGAATGATTGAGATTTTGAGGGCTACGAATGTTGCTGGTGACCTGGTGTTTTGGCTGGCCTTTCTCGGTGTGCTGATAAAACAACCGACTCTGTTTAACAGTCTCCCTCGTTACCTGTGGTGGCCTATGTTTTTAGGCATGGGTGTATCAGGCGTGGCAGGCATCCTTTTGTGGTTTTTCAAATGAGACTACTAATCATCCCTAACGCCTGGGCCATTCCCGTAGCCAACGACCATTACGGCGGCGACGGTAAAAGAGCGCAACGACACGGCCTATACAACTGATACAAGCCCTCTACGGAGGGCTTTTCTGTACATCCCGCCCAATCCCCTTATATAATCTATTTAGACGCGTAGGGCGCGTCTGGTGCGCTCTGATGGTCAGACGCATATGCAAGGGGATTCTATGAAGCTGAAACTTAAGCAGCCATCGCCAGAGGTGGTGCAAGCTGCACATGAAGAAGCTGTTAGCGCAAACCGTCGCCGTAAACAACCGCGCGGTAAACAGAGCCTTTATCAATCATCCCGTAATTCCGCTGCGCTGTGGGACCCGGACTATTGCGACGAATTGATTCGTTTCTTTGACCGCACGTCGTGGGAGCTTGTGCCCACGTCCAAAGGTGACGAACGCCCGCTGATTCAGGATAAACCGCCATCACTGGCCCGCTTCGCCTTACACATCGGCGTCACTATCCCTATTATTAAGCTTTGGCTGCGTGAGATTCCCGCATTTGCAGAAGCCTGGGAGACAGCACAGGCGCTGGAAGAGGCATACTTCACTGAAACGGGGGCCGCGGGCATCTCTGCTACGTTTGCTGCCGCGAAACTGGGCCTCAGCAAAGAGAAACCGGTTGCATCCACCGAAGAACCAGCACCGACTGAGATTGTTTTCAGTGTTGCGGAGCCTGTAGGTAAAATCGTAACAACGAACATGGGTGAGGTAGAGGAATGAGTATTCAGCTATCCGCACCACAGGCACTGTTCCTGAATTGCGATAACAAATACAAGGCCTATGTCGGAGGCTTCGGTAGCGGCAAGACATTTGTCGGCTGTCTCGACCTGCTTACGTTCATGCTCCGGAACCCGGGTACCCGCCTGGGCTACTTCGGCCCCACCTACCCGGCTATCCGCGACATCTTCTACCCGACATTCGAGGAAGCGGCTAACCTCCTCGGCCTCGATGTGCTGGTTAAATCTGGCGACAAAGAAGTCGTGGTCACTCGCGGTAAGACGGTGCTCGGAACTGTTATCTGCCGCTCGATGGATAACCCCGGCTCGATAGTCGGCTTCAAAATCGCGGCTGCGGTCGTGGATGAGCTGGACGTATTGAGCCGTGAGAAAGCCGAGCTGGCGTGGAACAAAATCGTAGCCCGCATGCGTCTGGTTATCCCGGGGGTAATTAACCACATCTCCGTCACCACGACTCCGGAAGGGTTCAAGTTCGTTTACGCCAAGTTCAAGGAGAACCCGACGCCGAGTTACTCAATGGTGCAGGCGTCCACTCACGAGAACGCCAGATTCCTGCCGCCGGATTACATTAGCTCGCTGACTGAGACTTACCCGGCGCAACTGATTAACGCGTATCTGAACGGTGAGTTTGTCAACCTGACATCCGGAAGCGTGTATTACGCATACGACCGACGCAAGCACCGCAGCAAAGAGACAATTCAACCGGGCGACACGCTGTACATCGGGCAGGACTTCAACGTTACGAAGAACGCCAGCGCCGTGTATGTGCAGCGTAAAGATGGATGGCACGCGGTTGCAGAACTGAAGGGCCTGTTCGATACGCCGGACACCGTGCGCGTAATTACCGAGAAGTGGAAGTCACAAGGCCACCGCATCGTCGTTTACCCCGACGCTAGCGGCAAGAACCGTAAGACAAACTCGGCGTCAATCTCTGATATTGCATTACTCCAGCAGGCGGGTTTCGATGTTCGCGCTAAATCAGCCAACCCCCCGGTTAAAGACCGCGTTTTAGCCGTGAACACCGCGCTGGAAAAAGGTAAGCTGTGGGTTAATGACCACTTATGTCCTGAGATAGCCAAGACGCTGGAACAGCAGGCATACGACGATAACGGAGAGCCGGCTAAAGACGGCGTCATTGACCATATGGCTGATGCTCTCGGCTATCCTGTAGTTTATGAGATGCCGGTGGTTAAACCAGTAATCAACATCCCGGTGACTTTCGCACTTTAAGAGGATTATTAAATGTTAACTATGAACGGTCAGAATCAGGGTGTTAAGACAAAACACCGGGAATGGCTGCATCACTTCGATAAATGGCAGAAGGTACGCCACGCGCTGGAAGGCGACCTTATTCGCTATCTGCGCAACGTCGGGAAGAACGAACCTGACCCGACCTACGCAGCCCAGCGCCAGGAAGAATACGAGAACGGTGCTATCTGTTACAACTTCACTAAACGTACCCTGGCGGGGATGACGGGGTCAGTGATGCGCAAAGACCCTGAGCAGATTATCCCGCCTGAACTTGAGTACCTGTTGCACAACGCTGACGGTTCGGGTGTAGGGCTGTGGCAGCACGCGCAGGATACGTTAATGGAGATTGACTCGATAGGACGCGGTGGGTTGCTGGTGGATGCCCCGGAAACAGCCGCAGCAACGGCGGCAGAGCAGAACGCGGGATTATTAAACCCGGTAATCGCATTCTATACCGCGGAGAACATTATCAACTGGAGACTCACCCGCATCGGTTCAGTGAACCGCGTGACGATGGTTGTATTGCGTGAGGCATGGGAATACTCGGAACCAGGCGCTGAGTTTGAAACAAAATTCGGCGAGCAATACCGCGTCCTTGACCTGATTGACGGTCGCTACCGCCAGCGCATCTACCGCTTCGATGCCGAAGGTGGCGCACAGGATGAAGTAATCGAAATCTTCCCGGAACTCGGCGAACAGTTGCGCGGTAAAATCCCGTTCACGTTCATTGGCGCAAGCAACAACGACGCCACTATAGACGATGCGCCTTTACTGCCGTTAGCTGAGCTAAATATTGGGCATTTCCGCAACAGTGCAGACAATGAGGAGTCCAGCTTCGTCGTAGGCCAGCCTACTCTGTTCATCGCCCCCGGTGAGAACATGAGCATGGAACAATGGAAAGAAGCCAACCCGCACGGAGTGCGTATGGGGTCGCGCTCAGGCCATAACATTGGCTACGGCGGCAATGCGTTTCTGGTTCAGGCGGGAGAGAACAACCTCGCCAAACAAAACATGCTGGATAAAGAGAACCAGGCAATCCAGATTGGCGCGCAGCTTATCACCCCGACTCAGCAAATCACCGCGGAATCCGCCCGCCTGCAACGCGGCGCGGATACGTCCGTTATGGCGACGATTGCACGTAATGTAAGCATGGCCTACACCGATGCGCTGCGCTGGGTGGCGGCTATGCTAGGACTACGTGGAGACACAGAGATTGAATTCAAGCTGAATATGGAGTTCTTCCTGCAACCGATGACCGCACAGGACCGCGCGCAGTGGATGGCAGACATTAACGCGGGACTGTTACCGGCTACCGCTTACTATGCTGCGTTGCGCAAGGCGGGTGTAACTGACTGGACGGATGAGGATATTCAGAACGCTATTGAAGACGCACCTCTGCCGTTGGGTTCTGTTGCTCAGGTAGCGGGAGAGATTCCGCAGTCGGCGCAGCAACAGGACACCACTCAGCAGTAAGTTCACCTATAGCCCCGAAAGGGGCTTTCTTATAGTATGCTATTAACTTTAGCGCCACAGGGTTTATCTATGAGCTTACTGACATCACTAATCAGCCACCAGATTTGGCTGCAACGCGCCGCATCCGGTGAAGTAAAAGACCTCGCACCATTCATTCAGGAAATGCGTGACGAAATTAAACGGCAGGTGCTGTTATTCGGTGACGACGGTCGTAGCACTGCGCGACTGAATAAATTGTTACGTGACCTTGAAGAAGCTCTGACGGGGCTTACGGGTGACTGGCAAACAAAGCTGACAGAAGACCTTAAGGAACTGGCGGCGTATGAGGCTGAGTGGAACGTAAAGGCACTCACCACCAACGTTAATGCGGAATTTGTTACACCCACCGCCGAGCAGGTGTGGGCCGCCGCCGAGTTTCAGCCCTTATCATTAAGTGACAAGCCAGTTGATTTCACCAAGCTGATGTCAGGTTGGGGTGAAACAGAAGTCGCGCGCCTGGTAACCGGCGTTAAGATGGGCTTTGTACAAGGCCAAACCACACGGCAGATTGTTAAGAACGTCGTAGGCGCTGGCGGACTGGCGGACATCTCTGAGCGTAACGCGGCCACCGTAATCCGTACTGCACTGTCTCACGTATCCAACGAAGCCCGTAACGAGACGTACCGCCAGAACGACGACATCATTGAGAAATACGAATGGGTGTCGACGCTGGACAGCCGTACCAGTACAACGTGTTTCACGGCTGAAACAGAATTAGCGCCCATCGCGGGGATGGACGCGGTAATGCGCGGACTCTATTCAGGAAAAATCTTTACCATCGAACTTTCCAACGGCGAGAAGTTCAGTGGCACCCCGAAACACCCTGTACTCACGCAATACGGATGGACTCCGCTTGATGAACTCGATCCAACTAAGCATGTCTTGTATACCACTGTTGACAAAGTGACTGTGCTCGAAACAGTGAAGAACATAAACATGCCAGCCAGAGCGGATTATATTTTTAATACGCTCGCTGATTTCCCCATCAGGAAAATGGTAAGCACGAGTCCCGCGGCAACAGATTTCTATGGCGATGGAGTGGGACTCAATGGCAAAATCGACATTGTACGGGCCGATTGCAAACTGCGGAACTACGTCCACGCCAGCGGAATTAAACAATTCAAAAGCGAGGGTTTCAGTCTTATTCATAGCGCCGCTTTGCTGTCGGACGATAGCTCTGGCGATTTTCTCCTCCGGGGTGAATGTCCTGTGAGTGTGCCCGCGCTTAGCGAGGCCAAGTGTTTTGACCATAGAATAGAAAACTGTTTTGCTTACTTGGGTCCTTCTTATGCACTCAATAGGCGGGACGCCGGACTCGAACAATTCTATAGCCCTTTTTTGATTCAAAATGGTGTCGTTAGAAACCCAACCACGGGGTCGATCATGCATGAGTCCGAGCTTCTTGAGAAATGTTGTTACCGTGGTGGTAGTGACGCCGTAATTCTTGGCTATGATGCTGGCGGGAGTGCCATCTCGGTACAAAGAACAAATATCATCCGCATAAGCGTCGAGTTTAGAACGTGCCATGTTTATACCCTCTCTAGTAGTCAAGGATATTATACAGCAGGTAGTGCGATAGTCAAGAATTGCAGGGCCAGAGACGGAATGACGTGGGAAATTGGTAAAGGTCCAATGCCCCCCGCCCATCCGAACTGTCGATCGTGCACGGCACCGGTAATCAGTTCAGAGTTCGACTTCCTCGATAAAGGCGCGAAACGAGCGGCTAAGGGTGCAGAAGGTGGGACTCAGGTAAACGCAGACACCACGTATTATGAGTTCCTCAAACAACAACCGGCGTGGTTTCAGGACCAGGCCCTCGGCCCTGTTCGCGGTAAGATTTTCCGCAACAGCGGTATATCACCGGAAGAGTTTCGCGTAATATCTGTAGATGGTTTCGGGAATCCGCTCACGCTTAAGCAGATGGCGGAACTCGATAAACGTGTTGCTGATTATCTGAAAGGGGATTAATGATGGGCTTTTTCAAAGTAACTGATGTGCCGTCACGTCGCGTAGTCCAGTACGCTCGGGTGTCTGGCTCTGGTGAGAACGTGGTGTTTATTGAGGATGAAAGTGTACTGGGTACACCGGTAGACGACATGCCGTTTGCGGATAAAACCGGCATTGCGCTGCCTGCGGCCGGTATGCTCTATGAGATTCCGTATCTGGCGGACGCAGGCGATGTGTATTTCTCTGTGCAACCAAAAGACGCTGAACTGGCCGACGGCAGCGCGACTATCACTGTCGAAGTTAAAGCAGGTGAAGCGCCGTATGCACTGACCTGGTACAAAGACGGTAAGGAAGTTGTCAACGCCCCGGAAGAGGCACTTTCCTTGACGGTTAACGCAGTGGGTGAATACTTCGTTAAAGTTACCGATGCTGATGGTGTAGAGGCTGTCAGTAAAGCTGCGAAGGTCACTAAGCCCGAATGATAAAAGGCCCCATTAAGGGGCCTTAGTTTTCAACGGAATCTTGTGTTTAAATCCTGCTCGTGGACGACCCTCAGAACAGTGTCATAATCCCCGTATCTTCCAGGTTCAAATACATCTAATGCCTTGTAAGCAGACATTGCGTCAGGGAAAACCTGCAGAACCTTTTTAACACGGCACAAGTCACCGTCGAACTCTTCATCGAACTCTTGAACTACTTCGCAAATTGCATACATTTTTCACCTCCTGCTTAAGTTAACTGAATAGTACCCTATTATATTGGGGTGTGCAAACTATTTATTTACTTATTCCAGTTATTCCGCTCAATTGTAAATGTTGGAATAAACTATTCGAATAGTTGACTTTTCACTAAAAATATGATAAGCTCCACCTGAGCTTGTGAAGTATGAACAAGCGACCGCGGCGCGGGCAGGTAACGGAGCGGGACGTAAGTCCTGAGTGTAGTTACGCTGACGCGTTCGGAAGGGCCATACTCTATTGCTTGTGTAAAAAGTAACAGGTTTACTTAGATTACGCCGTTTCTATGTTTAAATGATAAGGACTAGCGCCCTGCTTTAAGGCAGGGCTTTACTTATCGAGAAAGGGGAAACATGAATCTTAAAGCAACCGTCGTAGCAGGAGCATGTTTCATCATCCTGGCTTACACACACGGCATTTATCAGTACCGCAGCGGCTGGCACGAAGGCCGCGCTAATCTCGTTTCGCAGCAACAGCAGAAAGCACAGGCCGAGTTAGCGAAGAAAACACAACGGCAGCAGCAAGATGAATCAAAGGCCGCCGCCGCTGACAACGAAGGCAAGACGAAATCAGAGGTGATCACCCGTGAAGTCGTTAAGTACATTAAAACTCCTGGTCGCAGCGTGTGCACTTTCGACCCTGAGCGCGTGCAGCTCAAGTCCCGCGCCGTCGCAAACGCCAATTCCATCCCCGGATACGACGATGATGCAGCCGCCGTGCAAGCTGGCACCGCCGAGTAGCGACGCTGACGAGGATTTAGCTATCGACGTTCAGAACGCTGAATGCGTACGGCAGCTGCGGCTGAAAGTGTTCATGTTGCAGGATTACGTGAGGAATATTCTGGAATAGTTGCCTTGCATGTTGGAATAATTTATTCTTGACATGTAAATCCGGGTGGCCCGGATTCCAACGTCCAGGGGACATACTGACTATGAATCGTTTTTTACGTTATCCGTTCCAGAAAGAAGCTGGAGCAGAAGATAAAGCTGGTGGCGGTGACGCTCCTAAAATGTTCACCGCTGAAGAAGTTCAGGCGCTGATTGAGAAAGAAGTTGCCGGGCTTAAGGCCAATCAGGAAGCATTGCTGGCGGAGAAGAAAGAAGCCGCCCGTAAAGCAAAAGAGGCCGAAGAAGAACGGCAGCGTGCGCACCAGGAGGCGTTAAAGGCTGCCGGTAAGATGGACGAGTTTGAAAAGACGATTCGTAGCCAGTATGACCCGGTGTTAGCCGAGAAAGACGGTCGCATCTCCAGAATGGCAGAGCGTATCCTCGGCAGCGAACGTAAAGCGGTGCTAGGCTCTTTCGCGGGTGACTTTATTACCCCAGAAGCAGTGGACATTCTTGCGCCGTTCGTTAAGACTGAGTTCGAAGGCGATGATGTGGTTACTAAGTTTGTTGGCGCAGACGGCAACGTAATCACGACTGACCCGGAACAGTTCCGCAAATACTTGCGAGAACACAAAGCGTTTTCACATTTGATTAAAGCAAATGCAGCTTCCGGCGGCGGGGCTTCCGGTAGCAAAGGCGGCGGGGCCGCACCAGCGTTTAAAGACATGAGTGAAGCGGAGCGTATCGCTCTGTACGAATCGAACCCTGCCGAATTTGAACGGCAACTTAAAGCCCTGAGGAAAAAATAATGGCAATTACTACTATCGGCGACATCGTAACTGGTAAAGAATCGGTAATCCTGTCCTACATGACAGAGGACCCGGTAGAGAAAACCGCGTTCTTCCAGTCCGGTATCCTTACCTCGACTCCGTATGCCGCCGCTATCGCAAACGGCCCGTCCAACAAAGCGGTCCTGCCGTACTGGAAAGCTATTGATACCTCTATCGAGCCGAACTACTCGAACGACGTATATCAGGACGTCGCCACCCCGCGTAACGTGCAAACCGGTGAGATGGATGTTCGCGTAGCTTACCTGAACGAAGGTTTTGGTCAGGCTGACCTGACGGTAGAACTGACCAGCCAGAATCCGCTGCAATCCGTGGCTTCCCGTCTGGATAACTTCTGGCAGCGTCAGGCACAACGCCGTCTTATTGCTACCGCGCTCGGTCTGTACAATGATAACGTAGCGGCTACCGATGCGTACCACGAGCAGAACGACATGGTTATTGACGTGTCCGCTACTCTGGGCTTCGACTCCGGCGCGTTCATCGATGCTACCCAGACTATGGGCGATGCGCTGATGGGTAACGGTGGTGAAGTGCTTGGCGCTATCGCGATGCACAGCTTCGTTTATGCGCAGGCGCGTAAGCAGCAGCTTATCGACTTCATTCGCGACGCTGACAACAACACCATGTTCGCCACCTACCAGGGCTATCGTGTGATTGTTGACGACAGCATGACCGTAGTCGGAACTGGCAACAGCCGTAAGTTCATCTCCATCATCTTCGGCAACGGTGCTATCGGTTACGGCGAAGGTTCTCCGTCAAACCCGCTGGAATACGAGCGCGAAGCGTCTCGCGGTAACGGTGGTGGTGTCGAAACCCTGTGGACCCGTAAGACCTGGTTGCTGCATCCGTTTGGTTACAGTTTCACCAGCACTGTAATCACCGGCAACGGCACCGAGACTATCGCCCGCTCTGCTTCCTGGCAGGACCTGGCGAACGCTTCCAACTGGAACCGTGTGGTTGACCGTAAGCATGTACCGATTGCCTTCCTGGTAACTGGTGTCGGGGCTTAAGGTTAAGATATAATCGAGAGGGACTTCGGTCCCTCTTTTCATTTACTAAGAGGTAAATTATGGCTAAGACCGGAAAAGGCTTGCCTCGCAGCCTTCAGAATGTCGACTTCGGCGACTTTGACATCCCAGTAACGCAGGCTACTACCAGCGTAGTTGGTGGGGTTAAAAAGTCAGCTACTGTAGCCGCCCCCGCGGCCATTACCGCTGCCGCCGGGTCGCAGTCCGCTGCGGCCCCGACTAAGACCGAGTTCGATGCCCTTGTAGCCGAGTACAACAAACTTCGAACTGATGTAACCGCGCTGCGCACTACCGTAGCAAATCTGTTGACTGCGCTTAAAAATGCAGGAACTGTAAGCTAAAGGAGCTTAAAAATGGTTGATGTAATCAAACGTCGTATTACTGGTGTTTCTGATGATTCTCCTGCCGATGGTCAGGTTGAAATCGATATGGCGAATATCTCGCCCGCATCTTTTTCTACCGCACTTGCCGCTACCACTACCAAGTCTACGGGGCAGACGATGACTCTTACCGTAGCCGTAACTGGCGGTCTGGCCCCGTACACATACCAGTGGTACAAAGATAACAACGCTATCCCAGGCGCTACCGCCGCCACCTACGAGAAAACTTCGCTCGCTACTACCGATTCCGGTACGTATAAAGTGGTTGTTCACGATGTGTATGGTAATATTATCTCCAGCAGCACTGTAGCAACTGTGTCTTAATACAACGGCCCTTCGGGGCCGTAATAAGGAAAGGTCATGGCAGATAATTATGTAATCCGCGAAAAGTACACCCACGTTGATGTTGTTGACGGTCAGGTGATGCCTGTTCGCGGTGCGGTAGAAGCGGAAGAACTGGTTGCAACACAACCGGACAACGAAGAAGCGCACAACAACGGTGGTGGTACTAAGCGACGTCGCCGTAAGTCAGAGGAATAATTTATGCCGCTAATCGTGGAAGATGGGTCGATAGTACCTAACGCTGACAGTTACGTTAGTCTGGCTGACGCCCGCGCGTTAGCGGCTAATTATGGCCTGGAGCTACCGGAAGACGATACTGCCACCGAAGTAGCCTTGCGCAACGGCGCTACTTATGTCGGGCTTGCAGAACCGCAGATGTGCGGCCGCCGTGTGTCCGCCGAGCAGTCCCTGGCGTACCCACGTACGGGAACAACACTAAACGGCTTCACCGTAGCTGATAATGTTATCCCACCGCAGTTAATCCGGGCGCAGGTAATCGCCGCTGTTACGTATGGAGCGGGCACTGATGTTCGGGCTAACTCCGATGGACGTTCCGTGCAGACCGAGCGTGTAGAGGGTGCGGTAACAGTTACCTACTTCAACAACGGCAACAGCGGGGCCACAACCGCGATTACCGCCGCTGACGACGCCTTACGCCCGTTACTGTGTGGTGGTCTTAACAACGGCTTCTCATTTAATGTGTACCGGGGTTAAAAATGGCGAAGACTAAATCAGAGATGTTTACTCTTATCGGCGCAAACCTCCCCGATAACACTACCGGGCTTATTACCCCAGCAGCGTTGCGCGAGGTAATGACACAGATGGCTGACTCACCTATTTACGCCACTCCAGGTGTTAAAGAGGTTGAAGTTCTCCGTGCCGCGTCTACGGTAACCCAAGCGCCTACCGCGGTAGATACGGCATTGCAGTTAACTTTCGGTGCAGCTCAGGGTAGTGCATCCGACCCGGTAATGATTAATGCTGCGGGGCTGGTTACATTCAACACCGCCGGTAACTACGCCGTTCGCATCAAGTTACAGGCAGGCCGCACAGGTGCCAGCGGAACGTCAATCCTGCTATCACGTATTTTAGTAAACGGCGCTCAGTACGGCTCACCAGCCGCCACGAAACTGGTAAGCGCGGACACCACAATCCCGATTGAATCTCGCGTTGTTATTAACCCAACAGCAGGCCAGACTTTTGCCGTTCAGATTATGCGGGATAGCGCCGGAAGCAACTTCGGCGGCGTATACCCGCAAGCGGCTACCGTAACCGCATGGGGTACAGCACCATCCGCGCTACTGGTTATCTCGAGACTGGAGGCCGCCTGATGAGCACAGCTTTCAGTAAACGTATGCAAGGCGTAGGTACACGCCTGTTAACCAAATTCGGTAGCACGGTATCTCTGATTCGCGCTGGCTCGAAAGTGTGGGATGAAGTTCTCGGTGAGTACGTCTGGTCTGCGGATGAAGTGTTGCCGTTGAAGGCCGTTCCGGTTCCTGTTAATGCGGGTCTGGTGAACGGTACGACGATTCAGGCTGGTGACATGATTGTTAAAGCCGATTACAGCGTCGTTCCTAAGATGGAAGACAAAGTGCAATTCGGCGGCGAGCAATGGTCCGTCGTAGCCATTGAGAAGAAGGTGGTTAACGATGATGTTGTGTCCTACTTTATTCAGGTGAGAAAATGAGTTTCGCGCTGGACGTCTCTAAGTTCGTGGAAAAGGCGAAGAAGAACCCTGAGAAGGTGATGCGTCAGGTGTCTATCAAGCTGTTTTCCGCTATTATAAAGGCGAGTCCGGTAGATACTGGTCGGTTTCGCATGAACTGGATGGCATCTGGCGGTACTCCTGCTTCCGGGATTACGGATGCTACGGATAAATCAGGAAACACAGCAACCGGAAACGCTACAAGTTTCGTGCTGAAAGCCACCGACTGGCATGAGTTCACGCTGACAAATAACCTGCCGTATGCACAACGGCTGGAGTATGGCTGGTCGCAACAGGCCCCGCAAGGATTCGTCAGGACTAACGTGTCCCGCTTCCAGCAACTCATTAACGAAGAAGCTAGCAAGGTGAGATGATGGGCTACTTTGAGGACTTAACAAAAGCGTTTGATGTGCCGCTGGTAGCCTTCGGAACCACCAACGGCATCAAGGTAGCGCTTGAAAACATCGACGCGCCGACGTCAACAGATACGCCGTATCTGGCAAGTTACATGTTGCTGGCGGATACCGAGCAGGCTGACTTATTCTTCACGGAACAACGCGCCGGTGTCTATCAGATAGACATTAACTACGCATCGGTGAAAGGTAGCGCGCCAATCAATAAAATGGCAGACTTACTTAACACGGCGTTTAAAGCAGGTAAGTCATTTTCACGTAACGACATCTGCGCCGAGGTTCAATCGGTAAGCCTGGGGCCGCTGATTGTAGAAAACGGATGGGCCAAAAGACCATTGTCAATTAACTTTATTGCATTCACCAAGAGGCTGTGAATATGGCTACAACTCCTTTTAAGGGCGCGAATACCGCGCAATTCTATGTGGCGGAAGTGACCCCGGGCGTAACACCGGCTAACCCGGTATGGTCGCCGTTGCGCAACACGGGCGGCGTTCCTGCCATTACCCGCGACACGCTGACCTCCAACGAACTTGACGGCAGCCGAGAAACCACATCCATCCGCACCGGTAACAAGCAGGTTAGCGGAGAATACGCTATTGAGCTTAGCTCTAAAAGTCAGGACGACTGGTTAGCCGGGGCTTTAGGCTCTACGTGGCAATCCGGCGTTTCCCTGTCAGGACTATCGATTACCGTCGCACCCGCGGGCAAGACGTTCACACGCGCTACCGGCAGTTTTATCACTGACGGAGTTGGGGTAGGCGACCTGATTGCGTTTACCGATTTAACAGGCGATAACGCAAAACCATTTATTGTTACTGCAGTAACGGCTACGGTTGTTACTGGTGCGGGCATCCAACACACCCTGACCACCGAGACAAAAACTAGTAAGGCTAAAACTGGCGACACGTTGGAAACCGGTAACACGTGTAAGACGTTCTCTATCCTTACCTGGTACAAAGGCCAGTGCGGCGGTACTGACGCGTACACGTTAACCAAAGGCGTGGAAGTTTCTGGTTTTACCATCGAACAGGCTGTTAACGCGATGGTAACTGGCAGCTTCCCATTCATCGGTCGCAGTCAGGAGATTCTCACTACGCCGCCGACCGGTTCCAACTTCTCATCTGTTACTTTTGGTGATGAGCCGTTCTCTTCGGTTGACGTTTCCGTGTTCGATGGCTCTACGCCGTTGCGTTGTGATAGCCTTACCATCACCAACGACAACAGCGCGTCCGCGCAGTTCGAACTCGGCAACTCTAACGTTGCGTTTGTGGAACGTAGCCGCGCGGCTAACACCTTCTCCATCTCCGGTAAGCTGTATGACATGGCTATGATTCAGAAGTTCATCAACGAACAGCAGGTAGAGATTAACTCTATTCTGGCGGGGGTAAACGGGGCTATGTCTTTCAGTTTGAAACGCGCCGAGTTGACCGCAGTTACGCCAGAGATTGGCGGCCCTGAATCTATTACCCAGAGTATAGAAGGACAGTCCACCGGCAACCAGTACCAGTCGTCTATCGTAATTCAACGTATCACCTACGCATAAAACTAAGGCCCCTTTCGGGGCCTTTTTCTTACAAACCTAATTTTAAAGCAATGTCTATAACGTTCGATTTAACGTCACCCGGTATGATGTAGGTGTCGTAATCTTTTACACCACTAACATCGTACAGATAGCCACGGCTATCGCAGATGAACGTATAGCCGTCACGATGGAGGCGGACGATTCGCACGTCATGCCCCGCGGCGACGATAGGGGCAACTTCACTGGCGAATCCACCATCGGACACTACAAAAACTTCGTCGCCGTCAGGCAAGTTTTCAGCAAGATACTTACCGAAATAATCATCGCCGAATACCGGTTTAATGAATTGCTCAGAAATGGCAATCATTAACTGGCGGCGGGACAACCCATTAAGAAAACCCTCGGGTTTTTCTTTCCGCGCCCGGTCGTCGTAGCCGTCGAGAAATTCGTGGTAAGCATCCTGGCCTAACGCTGCCAAAGCAATATTGAACATTGGATTCTTGAAACTGGTAGTTCCTTTCGCAAAGCCCATTTCTACCAGCGCCATAGCAAGCGTGTCTTTCCCGCAACCCGCAGGGCCATTAAGAATAATTACCTTAGCCATTATTTATCGCTCCCGTGTGGTTTTAAGTGTGTAGAGTTCCCGTTACAGTCGTATTCGGCAACTGCGTGTGCGGTTATGCCGAGGTCACGGAAATGCTTTATTACCGCTGGAGAGTCGTCGAACGCACACAAGATTCTTTCCAGTCCGAAAGCACGCAACACCTCTTCTTTAATTACGATGTCTTTTCTGTTGTCGTGTTTGCTGCGCATGATTAGCGTGTCAAACCTAACGTTATTCTCTCGTAACCATTCGCGAGTCTCCTCCTCAGCGTCATCACTTCGCCCGGTAAGGATAATTATAGTAAGTCCGGAATGCCACAGTACGCTACACAAATGGATATTGTCGTATATCGGAGCGTCATCTTTGCAGGCTATGTTAAATGGCTTCCACGCCCACGTTTCTCCGTAGTTATCTTTTGGTAACAGGTGTAAGCGATGGGTACCGTCGGCCAATGTCCCGTCTAAATCGAAAATTACAATATCTTTCATCCCAGCATCTCCGGTGAAATAGTTAAACGTGCGACCTCGCCATATTCGGCGCTATAAGTAATTACATTTGCACTGCGGCCCGACATCCATCCGCCGCGAGAGGCGTAGGCGTCTTTAGCCGCTAAGGTGCGGTGTTGCTCAACAATCATGTTACGGCTTTCTACAATCTTCTGGTGGTGCAGATGGCCTACGTGGGCGTAGCTGTAAACACTCTCGCCGAACGCTTTACGGAACTTGGCAATCATAACCGGTTCGATAGCGTCGAATCGTGCTTTATGCCCGTGATGGAAGAACAGCGTCGTTTTGCCGTGTTGCACCATCTTGTAAACATCCGGCGACGTATCGACGAACACGCGCGGCTCATTGTCGTACAGCGTACTGAACATCTCAGCCAACCAAATCATACCCGATTCGTCGTGATTCCCTTGCACGATAAGCAAGCGAACATTTTTATGCTTAACCAACGCCATATCAACGACACGGCGGACCATACGAATCATGTAACGGACCAGTTTCTGATAGCGCGTGTCAGCGTCAAGGACATGACCGCTTGCGGGCGTAACGGCATCAAGACTATCGAAGTGCGCTAAGTCGCCAAGAAGATTGATAACCCCAGTACCGGCATCCGGTGCTTTCTGGAATGCTGCATCGAACCAACGAGAGAACAGGTCTTCCGCAATCTTCATGTCCCAGTCGTCGCCGCTCTCGTCGGCCCAGGCCAGCATACCGAGATGGAAATCGGATACAGTGTAAAGATTGAGCAGCTTATCGTCCCGTTTGGCACGAACGGCTTTAACAGGTGCAACGGGCGTAATCTCCGATTTCATGCCTTCGATCACGGCTTTCATCAATTCAACCTGACGTTCGGCGTCAGTGTCGGTCTTAACCCATTGCAACTTAGTGTTGCCGAACTCATCCACCAGTGACGACGTTCCTTTAATCTTATAGCCGTCCGGGACAAGGTGGCTAACATCACGTCCGTGACCTACACCTTTCTTAGCCAGCTTCGCTTTACGGATACGAATTACGCGGTCTGAGATGCCGTATTTACGGGCGATGTCTACATTCTTCATTCCGGCGTTCAATTCTTCCTGTAACTGTTCGTCGGTTATTTTCTTCCGGGCCATGCTTACTTCCTCGTGTTTAGGATTTGTCTTATAGTAGCCTACTTCTCTTTCACGTTCGAGTTACAAGCCCAGATTAAAATGAATACCCACGGCAACAGAACCCACCCGAGAAATAAGTTAGCCATGAATATCGCTAGCTTTGCTTTATGGTTTCGCATATGGGCCACAAAAAACGGGATAAAATAAACGCCTACAACAATAATTAAAAAGAACATAGCGATACCGGTCATAACATAACTCCTGATTTGAGATAACATCGTTGGTGTAAGTGAATAGTACGCTATTATATCAGGGTGTGCAAGTAGTATGTTAGAATAATTTTGCGCCTAGTGTCGCACACGAAAAGCGGGTGGTTCCCGTCTGGCGCATTTCCTTTAACCAGTAACCTCTTAACCAAAGGATTAAAGAATGAAACTTTCTGATTTTTATTACGAAGCTGAAGCTGAAAAGGGTGCACGTATGCCGATACCATTAAAAGACGGTACCGATTCCGGGGAATGGCTTAATGTTGTTTCTCCTGAGGCAGACGTTGCCGTTAAGGCTATGCGCGCGTTCACCCTCGCATACCGGGCAGTGTTAGGGAAATTAAAACCGCTTCGTGATAAGTGCGAAGAGATGAAAGATTTCTCTGAATACAACCTGAAGATGGAAGACGCGGCGACGGACCTTAACCGTCAGTTAGCGGTTGAATTGGTTAACGGGTGGAGCCTTGACGACGAATTCAATAAAGAGAATCTGAACACACTCCTGACGCAATATAAACGACTCGCGGAACTTGTTGTTGTGTTTCATAACGAACAACTGCACCAGCTACAGGAAAAGTAGACGCGTTGCTCCAGTTCGCCCGTTGGAACTTCATAACCCGCCACAAACGGCGGGAATTTGACAGTATCGCCGATGGGCATAAAGCCGCGCTAATTGCTATGGGGGTTATGCAAGACGCGCCGGACGCAACGCAGGCCACTGGGCCGGAATGCCCCCCTGAACTACTAACCACATTTGAGAAGTACAGGGAAATTAAATTCACCCGCCGAGTGGACGACGACGGCATCAAGATGTACCCGCGCGAGCAATTACGATGGTCAGATTTAGTGGCGTACAGCACCGTTTCAGGCCAGAATATAGGGATGTTCGAATCCGACATCATCATGAGCTTAGACGCTATTTTCGAGGGTAGAAACGATGGCTGATGTAGCTAGTTTAGTAGTAAAAGTAACAGAGCAAGGCGCGAAAGCCACATCAGACCGTCTTGACAACCTTTCAAAGTCCGCAAAAGTAGCGGGGGCCGCCGTAGCAGGCCTTGCTTCTATCGTAGCGGCTACCGCGTATAAAGCTGCCCAAGAACTGGTTGACTCACAGCGGCAACTGGACAAGATGTCCGCCAGTTTGAAGACCTTAACAGGAAGTACCCAAGGTGCTAAACAGGCGCTAAGTATCCTGCAAGATTTTGCCCGCGATACCCCATACGGACTGGAGCAGGCGGTGGAAGGCTTCCGTAAGCTGGTGGCCCTTGGCCTTACCCCATCCGAGGAGGCGTTGCGGTCCTACGGCAATACCGCATCGGCTATGGGCAAGGACCTTAATCAGATGATTGAGGCGGTAGCCGACGCCAGTACGTTTGAGTTCGAACGCCTAAAAGAATTCGGCATCAAAGCCAAGCAGAACAAAAACGACGTAGAGTTTACATTCCAGGGGACAACAACCGTAGTTAAGAAAAGCGCTGCCGATATTGAGCAGTATTTACTTAATATTGGTAACGTAAATTTTGCCGGTGCCATGGCGGACCAGGCCAACACCCTTAATGGCGCTATCGCGAGCGCCAGTGACTCATGGTCGCAGCTAAAAATGACGCTTGCCACCAGTCTTGATGTTGGCGCACTTGCTGAACCTATCAGGTATATCGATGACTTGATTCAGGAATTAAACGCGTCTGTTGCTTCCGGTGAATTAGCCGCTGAAATGCAGATGTGGGGGAACATCGCGTCGGAAGTAGGAAGCGCTATCGAGATGTCATTCGACGCTGCGTTTGGCTTTGTTGGCGATGCCATCAACGGGCTTAATGAACTGTGGGATTTCAGCAGCAAGAGTATTACGGATAGCGGAGAACAAACGGCTACTACCATCGCTGAATCCGCCGCCGATGCGCTTGACTTCATCGCGGAAGAGTTCACCGCGATGGAGAGATTCTTTGAAGATATGGTTAAAGGCGCGCAGGACGCGGGCCGTCTTGTACGAGCCGCTTTTACCCCCGGGGAATCAGTAGACGTAGCTAAAAATATCAACTTCCAGCTTGGCCTGGCTTTGGATACCCAGCGCGATGTCACCGACGTTACGCGTAAAAGTTTCCGCGAACAGGTAGAAGCTCAACAGGATATTGTAGCGTTAAAACGCGCGGCGTATGACATCGATAAGGAGTCCGCAAAAGCTGAGGGGTTAAACAAATTTAAGGTAACCGGAACTGGCGGCGGTTCTGACGATGACGGGTCAGCCGCAAAAGCCGCTAAGAAAGCGGCGGACGCGTTCGAGCGCCAGAAAAAAGCGGCGGAAGACTTCTACTATCAGTCAATCCATCTTAATGATGACGTATTTCAGAAAATAGAAGCTAACCAGGAAGAGCAACTGTCTAAGTTGCAGGACTTCTATAGCAATAAGCTTCTTAGCGACCAACAGTACGAAAACGCCAAGACGCAGATTATGTTATCCGCGGAACAGGCCCGCCAGGAAGAACTGGATAAGAAAAGGAAGGAGGCCCAGGAGAATCAGCAGAAAGGCGAGGATTTCATGGCTCAGATTATGGGTCAGAACGCCACCGAGCTTGAGCTTCTGGATATTCAGGAACAGCAGAAACTGGCAGTAGCCGATAAGTACCGTGAACAGGGTCTTATTAGCGAGAAGCAGTATCAGGCCGCGCTTAACGCCATCAACGAGCAGTACGCAACCAAGCGAGCCGACGCAACGGCAACCGCCTTCGGTAACATGGCGTCAAACATCGGGTCTGCGTTGGGCGAGGCTTCTGGTGCGTATAAGGCATTCGCTATCGTACAGGCCACCATAGCCACGTACACCGCAGCTATCGAGGCTTACAAGTCCACGGCGGCTATCCCTGTAGTTGGTCCGTTCCTGGCCCCTGTAGCCGCTGCCGCTGCCGTTGGTGCAGGTATGGCTCAGGTTTCCGCTATCAGGTCCGCGCGTGAACAGGGCGGTCAGTTATCTGCGGGACAGGCTTCCACCATCGCCGAGCGCGGTAAACCAGAAGTTATCATGCCGGCTGGTGCATCACGTGTGCGCACCGCGCAGCAGATGAAAGAAATTATGGGTCAAAACGGGTCTTCTTCCGGCCCATCTAATGTTACTATCGTAAATAACACGAGTTCTCAAATAGGCAACGTATCCACTGAGCAAGATGATGAAGGCCGTTTGCGTATCATCATCGAGGAGCAAGTGGCTGCCTCTTTGCAGAACAGTAACAGTAAGATTAGCAAGGCCCGCAAGGCCACAAGAAATGCGCCGGGGTTCAAATAATGAGCGACTTATATTTTCCACGTAGCCTTAAGCCTATTGTGTCAAAAGGCTACTCTATGACCAGACGTAACAACGTCTGGAGTGTGGATTTAGCCGGTGGTGGCGTTCGTCAGGGGCGCGACACCTATTATGACGTGTTCCCTGTCAGTGTTACGCTTATCACCTCGGCAATGGGGCGACAGGCGTTCCTGTCGTTCCTTGAGAAAGTAGACGGCGGCGCGTCCAGTTTCTGGATGGCCCACGACTTCGGTATGGGTATCGAGGATTATCAGGTAACCATCACGTCCACCATCGCCGAGTCCACCGAAGACGGGATTAACTGGACAATTACTTTCACGGCAACCGCTGAGAAATCGCCGTTCCAGGACCTCGAGAACCAGTGCCTTGTCAATAATCTGCCGGATTTGTACGGCTGCTATGGAGACTGCCTTGGTAGTTTCCTGAAAATATATGCTAACTATGCGACAACGTTCCCGCGCATCTGGAGCAATGAGGGGCCTGCAGGATACCCGCCGATTAACCTTCTGGCGTCGACTCTAGATGGCCGCATTGTTTACGATGGGCCGCAGGTTTACTACATCAACCGCAACGGCAATCTTGTGCAATCAGCCACTAATGAATGGCCTCTAACATTTATTGATGGTGTTGCCGTTGGGCGTGTGCCGCCAGAAGGCGGTTCTATTAACTACCAGATAGGCGGGTTAGGTATTGGGTGGGTACGTACTTTCAACCGTATATCACTAACATCAACAGAGGACAGTGTATATCAAGGCAACCTGGCGGGCACAGTCACCCCAACAGCAGAAAATAACAGCCATTTCTTGTTTGCCGAATCGCTGGGGGATTCAGTAATAGATGTTGGGGAAACATATACTGCTACGGTAATTCTTAAGGCGAATGGTGTCCAGTTTATTCAGGTTTATTGGAACGCAGGTAGCACAGGGATTTCATCGCGCTACTCTAACTTCGACCTTATTAATAAAGCTATATCAGGCACGGCGACATCGGCTTTCGTAACTGAAATATCTGATGGGTGGGTTCTATGCTCAACTACCACAACCGCGACAGGAGACGGTTCTGCACTATCCTCCCTCGCGGTGGCAAGCATACCGTCTATGACGTCTACCAGACTCCCGTCTTACGCATCGGATGGAGCATCTTCTTTTTCAGTTGCTTCCGCTCAGGTTGAAAAAAAACCATTTGCCACGTCGCCGATAGTAACTGATGCATCGCCAGCTACACGCCCATCAGCATCGGCAAAAGTAGCAATGAACGGCGCAACAAGCATCGACATTACCTATTCCGACGGCACTGTGGTAAACGTTCCGTCTGTTGACGGTTACGCCGCCATACCACAAGCGGATTCGGCGTGGGGTAGTAAATACATAACTCGTATTGATTTTAATGTGGGCGGTTAATTATGAGTCAGGAATCAGTAGAAGCAGCCTATCGCCGTAAGCTGGCGTCTAACCCGGACGGCGAGATGGACTACATCACGTTGCAAATCAGCCACCAGTTGCTGTCAAAGACGTACTATCTTGTGCGCGGGCTACAGGAACTTACGGCAACGCTGGAGACGGGAGAAACAATCACGTTCGAACCTACTCCTATGGAAGCGTCGGGTGCGGCTAACAACAGTGATATGGACCAGACGACGACATTTACTTTACCGGATATTCTCAATCAACTTGACGATGAGATGGATAAAATCCCGATGAGCAATACCGAGTTGCCGAAGTTCGTCTTCCGCCGTTACGTCAGCACCGACCTGTCTTACCCGGCGGATGGCCCTGTCGTGTACGAGTTACAGGCCATCAACCAGGAGAAGGGCGAGTTCTCTGCGGATGTCGGTACACCTATGCTGAACCAACGAAGCACTGGTATACTGATGACACCTAAAGAGATACCGTTATTACGCGGCCTGTTGACTACATGAATATTAACGACTACACGGGAATACCTTACGACTTTCGCAAACGTAATTGCTGGCATCACGTGCGCATTGTCCGCGCGGATGCCGGGTTAGAAACCCCAGCGTTCGACGTTGCAAGCCCAACGGCGATTAACGAAGCGTTCGACGAAGGACATCGCAACACGAAGGGACTTACAAAAATTGATAAGCCTGAAAACTTCTGTGCGGTGCTTATGGGGTATCGCCGCGGCGGTCGTATCGTGTGGCACGCAGGAGTTTACTTCGACGGGATGGTGAGCCATTGCGAGCTTGCTTCCCGTCAGGTACGGCTTGACAGGCTGGCGGATCTCAGAGACACGTACACGGAGATTGAATTTTGGCGATAATCCTGCACTACACGCGAAACGCTGATGGCGCTTTCAACCGTACAAAACACGTCGGGATGCCGATGGAGTTTGTAGTTAACCGTATCCCGGACGGCGTTCCGGTACGCGTCTATCTTGGCGAGATTGGTGATGATACTGATGTTACAGACGACTTCGAAGCGCTTAAAGACGAAGACGCCGTGTATCATATTATAGAGGGTGCTGGCGGCGGCATCGGCGACGCTATCGGTAGTGTATTCAGTTTCATCCTTAAGCCAATTGCCAAATTGTTCGGGCTAAACACAGCGGCTAACGCTAATTATTCCGCTACCAACAATCAGGCTACGTCGCCTAACAACAGTCTCGCCGACCGCTCAAACAAGCCACGACCTTATGAGCGTTCCTATGATATCTGCGGGACAGTGCAGACCATCCCCAATGACCTGATGCAGACATATAAGGTGTTTAATGCCGCGGGGGCGCTTATTGAATACGCGTACTACGACGCCGGTCGTGGGTATCTACATATTGAGGAAGACGGTGTAACGGAGGCGGATACCCGAATCAGCGAGATAACTGGCTCGTCGGTGACGGTGTATTCCCCTTACACTTCGCCGAATAACACCAACGCCCCACAATTGCATATTGGCGACCCGATAGACCAGAAGTTGTACGTTACATTTAAGAATGCCGATGTCGATGGCGCTGTTCTTCCCGCACCTAATGACATTGCTATAGACGTGCAGGGCTACACCGTCCAACGGCAGGGAACAACCGGCGTTGTAGTAGGCGATGACGCTGGTTTCGATGAGTTTTTGGCGGTCGGAGACATGGCATATTTCGATAACGTATATGCAGACACAACCCCAGGGTCTTTAGGTAATGAGGTTAACCTGGACGGGGGGTACACTGTCCTTTCGGTTAGTGAAACCACGCTAACGGTAGATATCAGCCCTAATCAATCAGTATGGAACCAGCTAGGGACGTCTGTGTGGTTTATAGGTGAAGAGGGCAACCATCTTATAGGCCCGGCGGATACTTACGCGGCTTCCCTCTCTGAATGGGCGTACATCACCCGCGGAACCGTCGACCGTGTTGTAGCCAATGTGGCTGCCAGCAACGGCATGTACAAATACAACGGCGACTATAACCGCGCTTCAGTGACAGTCGAACTGCAATACCAGATGGTAGATGAATTGAAACAGCCTGTAGGTGACATATTTACCGTACGAGGAACCGTAACAGGCCGGAACACGGATTACACAGGGATTACTCTTTACGGAAGTTTACCAACTGCTTCCAGATTCCGCGCCCGTATGCGTCGTGTTTCCGACACCGATAAAGATTTTGAAGGTACTGTTAGTGATGAGGTTACTTTCACTAATCTGTACGGGCAGTCACTGGACACAACACCGCACTACGGCAACCGCACTACCGTACACTGCGCTCGTAAACAAACGCCACGTGCCGCGGAGGTGTCAGAACCGGAACTACGCATGATAGCAACCGAGATGTGTTACAAATACTTAGGTAACGGCATATTCGATACGGTAATGTCCCCAAATACGCAGGCAGTGCAATCACTAATCAGACTTGCTCGCGACCCGGCGGTAGGTAATCTGGAACTGACAACGGCAAACATGGACAAGTTACTCGCTGTGCAGGAAGAAATTGAATCCTATTTTGGAAGTGAATTAGCGGGGCAGTTCTGCTACACGTTCGACGACTACGACACCACGATGCAGGACATCGTTCAGACCATCGCGGAAGCCGTTTTCTGTACTGCGTACCGTAAAGGTGCGGATATTATGCTGCGATTTGATCGTCCGGTTGCGGGGCCCGAAATGGTGTTCACCCACCGCAGCAAAACTACTGGTACAGAGAAATGGACGCGCACGTTCAACGATTCGACAACCTATGATAGCCTGTCGTTCTCATACATCGACCCGGATACTAACGTACGGGAAACGATTTATATCCCGGAAGAACTCGGAGCAAACACCGAGGAATATGAATCGAAGGGCGTACGTAACTATCAGCAGGCATATTGGCTGGCGTGGCGTCGCTACCAGCGCAACGCGTTAAGTAAAGTTGTCGTAGAGTTCGAAGCTACCGAAGAGGGTGCACTCACTACACCGGGTGGTGTAATCAGCGTGGTTAAAGGTTCACGTATCGCGCCTCAGGATGGTTATGTTGTTGCCGTTAATGGGCTTACGCTGACACTGTCGCAACCTGTTACGTTTACCCCCGGCGATGACCACTCCATCATCCTCAAGAAGCGCGATGGCTCCGTGCAGAGTATTTCTGTTATCAAAGGAAGCCACGACCGCGAGGTGATTATGCTCTCCGCGCCGGAGGAGGCAATCTACACGGGGAATAGCGCACTAAAAACTGAGTTTTCATTCGGCAACGAAGCAAGGCATAATGCTCAGAAGATAGTTGTTTCTTCAATCGACCCTGGCGACGACCGCACGGTCAAGATTACGGGCTACAACTATGACGACGGATTCTATAAATATGACGGTGTCGCGCCATACGGCAGCGGTTTCTCCGACGGATTCAGCAATGGTTTTAGTTAAAGAGGACTCTATATGTCAAGCGGATGTGGTGACGTTTTAAGCCTGGCGGATTTACAAACCGCTAAGAAACACCAGATTTTCGAAGCTGAGGTAATTACCGGGAAACAAGGTGGTGTCGCTGGTGGCGCTGATATTGATTACGCGACAAATCAGGTTACCGGGCAGACGCAGAAGACGCTTCCTGCCGTGTTGCGCGACGCGGGTTTTTCTCCGGTGTCATGGGATTTCTCCACAGGCGGCACGTTAACCGTTAACGACCGGGACAAGGTGGTGTATGACCCTGTTAGCAAAACATGGTACTCGTACGCAGGTACGTTACCAGTTGTTGTCCCTGCATCGTTTAATCCAGTCGGTAACGCTAACTGGAAGCCGCAGACAGACCCAAATTTGCGTAATGATTTGGCGTCAAGTACCGCCGGTTTGGGGGCTTCACTGGTGTCTTTTTCCAACGGTAACACCGTTGAAACATTATCTGACGCGGACGGTGCCAAGAACATAGGCAGCGGCGAAAGGAGTTTGCTTGCACGTAACAATGATATTAAGCATTCAGGAGACTTCTCTACCCTGCAAGCTGCAGTAGATGCATCGTTACCGAAAAATGACTTACTTATTTCCCCTGGTGAATATACTGAAAAAGTTACTATTGGTAGCGCACAGTTAAAAGGCGTTGGTGGGGCTGTAGTACTAAAAACACCAGCAGACTTTACAAACACTGTTCAGGTTAATTTATCGACGCCTCATTGGCAATTCCGCCATAGTGGCGGTTTTGCTATAGATGGTTCTGGTACAACCGGGGCCGTAGGTATTAGTTTTGACCCGTCAGACCAATATTCCGGACGTCATAATTTTAGTGATTTATACATACACAACATCAACAAGGCAATTCAGAAGCCTTCCGGGAACATCGGTAATACATGGAGAAATATTGGGGTATCTACGTGTGATTGGGGGTATTACGCGATTAGTGGCTCAGAGATGCATTGCGGGGCCGATACCCTCTACAATATCCACTTCGACGGCATCTCCACCTATGCCGTCTACCTAAACGGTACTGTCGATAACGGTGGGATAGGCGGATGGTGGCTTAAAGACTCCATTATTGAGGCTTCCGGAGGCGGCGGGATATACTTAAAAAGCAAATCGGGTGACTGTCCTACATCTCCATGCGGGGTATCCAATGTATGGATGGAAGCTATTGCAACATCATCGGCTGTTCAGGTAGATGGCGTGGCGCAAAAACCGCGAGTTCTCAAGTTGGTAGACACCGCGATATTCTTTGCTGAGTATTCTTATCTCAACAACATCGAGCTATCCAACTCCAACTTAGTAACTTATGGTTGCCGTTTTGACAACGCTGATGGTAATCAGGATATTGTAGTGGATGCACAAAGCACCATTGTAGCCCACGATGTGTATTTAAACGGCAGTTCTGGAAAGGACGTTATTGTAGAGTCTGTCGCGTCGCAATCCGCAACGGTAGCCACTACAAACTTGTCTCTACGAGGAAATTTAACAAGGGGACGAGTGTTTAATACGCCGACGGGGAATAAGTTAAAAGCTATCACATTTGACTCAGGTAGCCATAATTTTTCTGGTAGCGGTACCGTTAACGGTTCGACTGTATCTGACGGACTTCACGCCGCTACATGTACCGAATTTTCATTCCCTGGGTCCGGTTTATATGAAATGGTAGCGTCAAGAACGACACTTACATCCGGTAGATGGTACGTGTGGGGCGTCAACTCTCGCCTCCAATCAGGAACAGCAGATGTGAGTATAACGTCAGGTATTACTATGGGTAGCGTTTATACTAAGTCTGGTGAGTGGATTAGCACATTTGGGGTGGGTAAAGCTTCCGCTAACGGTACTGTAGGTCTGTACGTCTCTACTGGGGGAGGTTCAGGTGCTGTTATCAGATTTAGTGACTTCTTCATCGCTGAGTTTACGACGCAGGCTCAGGCTTTAGCTTTCGCTAACTCCCGAATGTCGTTGGCTTAAAACTAAGGCCCCAAACGGGGCCTTTTCTCTACTCTTCTGATAACTTCTCCAGTACAAACGCCAGTTGCGCATTAGCGGCGTCTCTTTGCTGACGTAGCCGCAGAACCTCTTCTTCGAGTTCCTTGATACGTTTTTGCAATGCCGGAATTGGGGCTATGATGTTCATCTGGTAAATTTCCTCGCAAGATACGTTATTTCTTCTTCACAAAGTTCATCAAGGTCGTTAGATACAAATCCTCTGGTGAATGTTTTGCTGAACTTTAATCCAGCTTTATCACTGTCACCGGCGCACACCCATTCATACGGCAAAAGTGACATTTGCTGCCGTAAGTCAGCTGGTATGTTCGACCCCAATGCGCTAACTGCATTAAACCCGCAATTCATCAAAGCAGCAGCTTTAAATATGCTTTCGGTAACAAATACCACCCCGCTACTTGGCAAATACTCAAGTCCCCATAAACACGGCCTTGTTGTTCGGGTAAAGTACCGCGCGTCTTTAGGGTTTTTACAGTTCTTTTCAGCATGCGGCTTGTAATGCTGGTACCCGCGTAGCTTACCGTCAAAGCCCCACAGGTAAAACGTAGCTACTCCAGGGCCTAAGACTACACGTAAACGGTCCGCGTCAAAACCTCGTGACAGCAGATGCGCCTTAAGTAGTAACTCCTCGCCATCCATCATTTCTTACCTCGTCTCTTCATGTAATTAAGCAACTCTTCCTGTACCGATTTCTTCTCGTCAGTACGTGTGGTAACAACCTCGTCCAGCGTGTCTTTAGCGACGATGTGATAGAGGAACACCGGTCGCTCGTGCCCCGCTTGTTTCTGGCGGACCGGGCCTATACGCTCAACAACCTGCAAATAGTGCTCAAGGTTCCAGCCTTGCGAGATGAACGCCAGATGATGACCCCCGTCCTGTAAATTCAAACCATGCCCGGCTGACGCAGGATGCACGCATAAAATCTCGATTTCCCCACGGTTCCACGCTTCCATCTGCTTATTACCCTTCGCACCTTTGGCAAATGCCTGGGCCTGCGGGAACCGCTTAAGGATGCGCTCCAGTTCGTGCTTGAACTGATAGGCCACCAGTAACGGCGCGCCCTGTAACTCTTCCACAATGGACTCCAGTGCGTCCAGTTTCGTGTCGTGCACTTTCTCCCAGTCTTTGGTTGCTTCGCCGTCAGGGCCCGAAACATACACGGCACCGGAGGCAATCTGCAGACACTTCGACGTCTTCGCCGCAGCGTTAGCCGCTTCAACTTCTCCGCTTTCCAGTTCCGCGAATAGCTTCTCCTCCATATCGATGTACGCCTGACGTGCTTTCTTCGGCAGGTCGATTTCAACCGGCACGATAACAGGCGCTTCACAACCGAACCACTCGGCGGCGTCAATCGTCAGACTGATGTCCTTCATCTTCTGGTGAATCTCGTTATCTGCACCAGGGCGGGCGTGATATTCACGTGCCATCGCAGATTTTCCTTTCTGTACCGAATTAAACCAGCGGTCGGTGAATGCTGTATACGACGAACCTAGGCGCTCGCCAGCGTCGATAAACCAGTTCTGGCCCCACAAATCCTTGAGGCCGTTTGGTGACGGTGTACCAGTCAGGTTAATAAAACGCTTAACCCTTCCGAAAGCCACTTTACTAAGCGCCTTTGCACGCTTGCTACCACCTGAACGGCTGCGGAATGATTTAAGCTTCGTGCTTTCATCTGCAACGATAACCGTAAAAGGCCAGTCGTCTTTGCCGTAGTAGTCAATCAGCCACTCGATAACCTCATAGTTCGTGCAAACCACGTTAGCATCTGACTCCAGCGCCGCGATGCGGCGCTTCTCTGAACCAGTCGCATCTACAACACGCAGACATGGGAATTGCCATTTCTCTTGCTCTGCAGGCCACGTACCAGACGCAACCCGCAGCGGGGCGAGGATTAACACGCGGTCGTCATCATTAAGTTGGCCGTTTCGGAACAGTCGGTTTAATGCCCACAGTACGCTGCCAGTCTTCCCAGCGCCCATGCTTGCCCATATGTTGCAGCGATGGTGCCGCAGCATGAACGAAGTCATGAGCTTTTGGTACTCACGCCTTTGAAACTTACTCATTTACCGCCCCCATGAATGCCTTTATAAATTCAGCAGCTACTTGCGGGACGATGGCATTGCCGTAACCGCGCAATCGTCCCACTCTGGCGGGTATCCCATCAGCCAGCGGGAATGTGCCGGGTTCAACTGGCCTGAATTTTCCATCCCGGCATCCGAGCCAGTCTGCCTCTGACCAGAAGCCGTGATGCGGATTGGTCGCGATATTTTCAGTCCCTGCTCCGTTGAGTAGTCCAGCCTGTCGAAAGTCCGGTCCTTTCCGTCCTTGCGAATCACTGTCTCTCCGCTCCCTCTGTAATCGTTCGCGGTCGGCGTCGCCCATGCCGTCATCGCGGCGGCCCACCCCAGTTTGTTCGGTTTCGTCCTGCCGTCTGTGCTGCGCATGTTCACGTCGTTTGTTATCAGTGATACTGCTGGCGTGGGCCAATCTATGCGCGCCGAAGAAAAGTCGTTCTCTTTTGTGCGGAGCGCCGACGCTACAAGCTGGGAGTACGGCAAACCCGACGGCGTAGTCTTCTCCTTCCAGGTGAGTTTGTAAATCGCACATCCACGATTTTGCAATTGCTGGCGCAACCTGTTCCCCAAAGAGGACTGGAGGGTGGCACTCGCTGATGAGGTCAAGGAATACGGGCGCGAGGTGTCTCGGGTCGAACTGTCCGAGTTGCTTTCCTGCCGTGCTAAACGGTTGGCAAGGCGGGCTTCCCGTCCAGAGAGGCGTATCTTCCGGAACTCCCGCAAGTCTGAGCGCGAGAGGCCAGCCGCCGATACCAGCGAAAAAATGACACTGGGTGAATCCGTCGAGGTCTTCTGGCTTAACTTCAGTAATGCTTCTTTCATCTACAACTCCAAAAGGTATGTGACCCTGTTTTATTAATTCACGCAGCCACGCGGCTGCGCCTTTATCCCATTCGTTGTAATAGTTCATTTTGCCACCAGAACTAACTCTTTACGCCCGAACGCCGTAACGTTACCGGTTACATCTTCGATAACCAGTTTACCGTTCGACTCGACGTACACCGTATCAACGGCAACAGGCCGACGGGTCTTAACGTTGAAAATCATGTCGCCAGGTACGATGTCACGTGCTGGTTTGCGGTCATATTCGTGTTTCATTTCTCAATTCCTTATATTGTTGGTGTAGGACTAACTATAATAGTTCGCTATTAGGGCGTCAACCTGTTTAAACGAACCAACGACAAAAACATTAGCACCACGCTTACGCATCCGCTCGTGCTCCCGTAACTGGTGTGGATCCGGCTTCGTGCTTTCGTCTTTCTTTATCTCGACGAACCAGATGACGCCGCCGGGGAGAATTACCAGCAGGTCAGGGGCGCCGGAACGTCCTTCGTAGGAAAGTTTACGAACGAGGCCACCAATGGCCTCGAATCGGTCTTTTGCGTATTTCTGTATTTTGCCCTCAGGCGTACTCATCCACACACCCCTCACGTTTCGTATGCGCAATACCACAGCGCGGACAGATCCGGCGGTCTTCTTCGTAGAACCAGTAAATTTTCATTCCAGCACCCACAGATAAATTGTTACTAACATACCTAATACGGCAACCATCATGCCGTATTGACCCTCGTGACAGTAGACACCGGCGGCGAATCCCGCCAGTACCGCAATAATCAGTTTACTTGGCATATCGCTTCATCTCCGCACCTTCAGCTACAAGAGGGAACCCCTCCGCCCATTCCGGCAATTCGCACATCAACCGCTCAAGCTCTGCTACATTGTATTCCGGTGAATCTGGTGTCTCGCAGATAATCTCATCGTGTACGTGAAGTACAATCGGGTAGCCGTTTGCTTCTACGTTCAGCAGGGCATTAGCCAGCAAATCACGGCACAATGCCTGAGTGCAGTTTTCCACCAGTTTACCGGAGTAGGTGTACTGGAAGCCCCACTGCCTGGTTAACTGATTTTCACCCTGATACTTGATGCGCACGTTAGTAGAAACTTTTCCGTCTTCGTCTGTCTCTTTTGACACGCTCAACCCGACGCCCGGGTATGACATAACGCGACCTGACGGCAACGTCATGCGCAACCACCAACCAGCGACTTTGTTGCCGTTGTTGTCTGTTTCTACGTTGCGAGAAAACTTAACCCCGCGAGGGCCAGCTGTGAACTCTTTCCCCGGATTACGGATTGCTGCCATAGCTGCGTCTTCAATATCACGCCAGAAAGCTACTGTTTCCGGGTGGGACTCCCGCCACATGCGCTTGATAGCGTCACAGGTACGCCACACTTTCTTACCAAGAATATATGATGGTCGGTCATCCTTTTCACCGGGACGCGGCGGTCTCTTTGCTTCCTGAATACGCGCCCATTCATACCCGCGTGCAGTAGCGGCCCATATATGGTCCGGGAAAGTACCGTCCATTGTTTTAGCCATATCAACCAGGTCAAGGCCGAGATTTTTAGCGAACTGAACGAAAGCACCGACACCGCCCGCGTATCCGAGGCCCAATTCGCAGGCTTTACCAATCTGGCGTAAGTCTTTACGTTCTTTCTTAATGTAATCCGGCTCCATGCCAAACATCTTACCTGCTGTTACGCAGTAAATATCCAGTCCGGAGCGGAACGTATCTAGCGCGGTTTCTTCGCCTGCCAGCCACGCAAGCCCGCGACCCTCAACGTTAGAGTAATCGGCGACGACAAACTTATGCCCAGCTTCCGGTATAATGCAGCTACGAACGGTAGATGCCGTCAGCTTGGCTACGTCAAATCGGCGGTGCGCCCGGCCCTTAAGTAACGCTGAAATGCCTTTATCCAGTTCATCATCGTGATAGTACCCACGTGCCAGGTTCTGTGGCTGGAAGCCTTTACCCGCGAACCGTAACGTACGCTTTGCCCCACCGTACTGGATACAACCGCGGCGTCGGTCGTCCGACGAGCGGCCTAACAGCAGCGGGTTATATTTCGTGGACGCTGTTGACGCGGCCCCGAGGCGCATTTCGATAATCATCCGGGCGTCGTCCGGTAAATCATCATCTGCCAACAGGTCATTCAGCGTCGACTTCTGCGCGTTGTGGATTCGATGCGCAGGTGCCAGTTCACGCAGAATTGGTAGAAAATCCTTTCCAGTAAGCGAGCCGCCGTATTTGCGTTGGGCTTCTTCCTGTAGCTGGGCCTTGTGCTTCTCTACGGCCTCAATCGCAGCTTCCGCAAGTGCAACGTCAACCCTAAACCCGCGGTCGTTGATTAACTGGTCCAGTTCCAGTACACGGTCCTCAAACTCCGAGTTACCCCAACGCGGTAGCTTATGGAACACTTCCCGCATCGCAGTGATGTCGCTCACGGCGTACCTGATGAACATCGCCCACTCGTCAGGGTGAGTTTCTGCGGTGTAGCGGCGGATTTTGTAGTTCTTCGGCGTCGGTTTAGAGAAACGCTTAATCAGAGCCTTGCCGCGTTTATCTTTCGCGTTGTCTGCAGACACGCCCAGCACTTCGCACAGCGCATCAAGAGAACCCGGCAGCGCGTGACGGAACGCCCAAATCATAGTATCAATGGTGTTACTTACCGGAATATCAAAGCCCCAGCAGTGTTTCATGATTAGGCGATCGAAAAGTCCACCGTTGTGCCACACAATCTTGATGCGGCTGTTGGGCTTAACAAGGCGGCGCAGTGCGCGGTGCAAATCCCCCGGCATGTCGCTGCCGTCGGTGCAATCCCATACCTGCACAGGCTCTTCGTCAAAAGCATAGGTACAGATAAGCACTTCGGTTGACGGGTGTTCAGCGTAAGCGTAGGAACCTACTTTCTTCAAATCGATGTCGCTGTAGGTTTCAAAGTCTAAGTAAAGCAATGTGTTCATAGTCTGTACCACGTCTGATAGTCTGCTTCTGTGAGATGGTCGTCGCGATCTTGTTTCTTGTTTTTACCGCGTTCTATGATTTCTGCCCAAGTCCGGTCTGGGTCTGTGTCTTCTATTAAATGTTTATGCTCCTCGCATGCATAGTGTTTATACCAGTCTCGTACACCGTAAGCTGGAGGGTATTTAGTCATCCAAATTGCTCTAACTTTTTTACCTTCTGCCTTACAAAATTTGCAGTATGTGATGCGTCTGTATCTCTTAAGTTCCGCTGCCATTATTTTCGACCCTTAGTAAAAAGGCCCAATGAAGGGCCTTAGTTAAACAGATTCAGATATTAACCACGGCGACGACGTTCGCGGCGCGGTGCTTCATCTTCTTCGTCGTCTTCCAGGTCGTTGACGCTGGCCGCAACTTTAGAACCGCCGAACGCTTTGCCTTCGCCAACGTATTTAATCGCCAGCAGGTTAACGCCGAGGACTTTGTATTTCTGGCTGAACCAGATTTCAGCGCTTACGTTAGCTAAGCATCCGCTGTAAACCTGTTCACCTTCAATCTGTTCGCCGTCTACGTTGAAGTCCTGCTCTACCTGAGTCTCACCTTTTTTAGAGGTTACAATCAGCGGCTGTTTCTGTGCCTTCGCTTTGAAGTAGAAGCCTTCCGGGAAGTCTTCAAACGGATTGTCGCGCTCGGCAATGTCTTTAATCGCGCATTTATCCATGTGCTTACCTTCACCGTAGTTGGACTTCATCCATTTCTCGGCAGCGGCTGCGCCTAACGCTTCTTCAACTACAGTGTAAACGGTGTCGTAGAGTGCATGGATTTGAGCATGGTCAGACGGCAGGATAATCGTTGCGCTGTACTGACCTTTAGTGATTGATCCATCGTCGTTTTCACGGTCTTTTTCGCGTTCGAATACGTTAACCCAGGCAGTGTTTACTTTACGCAGATTTAATTTCAGTCCCATTTGATTTCTCGCTTTTCAGTTTCAGTTTACTCCGGGATCTGCCCGGCCAGTGATTAGAACTATAATAGCTAACTATTCATGTGTCAAATAAAATTTTGCAATAGGGATTATGTTCTCGAAATTAAGCATATTGGCCGGTTCGAACTCATCCTCTACAGGGTAGTATCGCATCATGGTACCGTTCAAGAACGTGAACGATTCCGAGTGTAGATACCCATCCCAGCGCCATACCATCAAAAAATCTTTATCAGTCGGCATTTCATTTACTTGAATCATTCTAAATCCTCCTCTGTAACTTGATTCCACTCAGGACGTTTGTCATCCGCCGTTGCGACGCATGGCGCACCGGGCTTACGGGTAATGAAGTCTTTCAGTTCTTCTTCCGGTACAATTTTAACCGCTTCGGTCGGTGTCATAAGAACTACCTTTTGCAGCATAGTACCGTACTTCTCGAATACTGCATCGGTATCTTTCCACGCACGATTACCCGGGCGTCCTTCAACCAGTTTATACCCCGGCACTTTCTTACCGGAATGTAACGCAGCAGCCATAGCTTTCTCAACCTTGTCGATGTGCTGGCGCAACAACGGCAACTTCTCATACTCAGCTACGAGTTGCTCTGGCGTAAGCTCAAGTGCAAAGTCGTCCTCCAGTTCTTCAGCCAGTACAGAGTTAACGGTTTTTGTACGCGCGGCGCATTGTTCAGAGAACCGGCACCACTGGCAACCATCTACCGACGGCTTAAAGTCTGACGCTTTCAGGTCCTTCTTGCCGCGGAAATAAGCATCAAGCGCTAACAGCGCGCGTTTCTGTGCGAACTTAGCGAACAGTTCCAGTCCTTCAACCGAGATGTCCCACTCTGTCGCACCCCCAGCGTAAGGCTGGAAGATGACCAGACGAACGGTTGTTATGCTATAACGTCTCTTGAGTCGACGATAAACACCGAGAGCGTAAAGCATAAGCTGCTTGTTTTCTTTCGCTTCGACGCGATGCCGCCCGGTTTTCAGGTCGCCGATAATGAGCATGTGCTCGTCGGTGTTTGCCAGTTCCTGGACAGCAACGAGGTCAGCGGTTCCGAACGTCTCAACGCCTTCATACCCCGGATGCAATACCTCAGTAAGATTAACACGCATTTCCAGCTTGGCGTAAGTCGCTACGTCTATAATCGCTTTGCAGTAGTCGGTGTACTTGCGCACCTGCTCAATCATGTCCGCCGTAATCAGTACCGCGCCTTTCATCGGGCTGATTAGTGCCTTAATCTGGCCTTTGCCTTCATCCAGCACGTAAGCACCGACTTCACGCTCTAACGGCAGCGCAGTTCCGCGAATATAAGCGTTGAGATGGACCTCAGCTATGGTGTGCATTGCCGTGCCTAATACAGCGGCTTTACCTGACGTGTTAGGGATATCTTTTTCACAGGCCAGTGATGCCGCGCAACTTAGCCACTTTTTAGCCCCTGACGGCGACAGTAAGGCATGTACATCGTTATTGCCGCCGCGTTCTTTAAGAATCATCGTAAACTCTCCAAATACAAGTTTAATGCCTGTAACTGTTCTTCTGTAGGAATGAAAGAATCATCGCGATGTAAGTCGCTTAACTGTTGCAACATTCCTGCGAACTGACGTCTTACGTCAACAGCGTCCATGTGATGCTTTTCACTTTTATATATTAATGTTTTCGGGTAATCCTCAAGCCTGCCAGACGATTTATTCACGCGGAGCGCACGAGCTTCATGCACAATGTGAATGTACTTTTTGCCGTTTTGTAACACAGTAGCTACGCCGCTGCTCTTTCTGCGGTCGCCGACTGTGTAAACCTTGTCGCCACTACGCAGATTAAGCCACCATTTATCGGTCATACCCTGTTCTCCCACTGGTCAATTAAATGTCGTGTCTTGTGGTCACAATGCATCGACTCGAAGACATAAAAGTCACTTTTAACGAATGTCGTGCGCTTAATCTGCGACAGGTGACGGCCTATATCTTTCGGCTTCGGTACTTTGCCGAGGTAGGCCATCTCTTCCATCTGGTGCGCGCCGGACGGCGCACGCAACAGCCACAACGCCTCTGTGTTATCCCGTCAGTCAATACCTCGGTAGAGTTGGTAAATCATATTACGACCCTCTGTTAAAGCGGCCCGGAGGCCGCCAGATAAATTATTCTTCTTCGAAATACTTGTTCTTAATCGCCGTCAGGCGTTTCAGGTATTCAGCCAGGTCTTCGTCTTTAATCGCGGCAATCTTCATTTTCTTACCGGTGAACTCCTCCAGCAGTTCATCGGAATCGTCGCACGCAGCATCGCTAGGACCTTCGTTAATTGCATCGTCGATAGCCTGAATCTGGTCACGAAGAGACTGGTAATCGACCTCTTCTTTCTCTTCTTCTGGTTCTGGAGTCGGCTCCTCTACTTTAGCTTTACGCGGCTTGCGTTTCGGCTTCTCTTCTTCTGCTGGTTTAGCGTCAACGATGTCTTCACCTTCAACAGGGATTTCTTTTGTTGCTTCTTTTTCGCACTCAGCTACCGCTTCTTTGGTATACACTACCGTCTCTACTTCTAACGGCGCTGCAACTTGTGCTGACTGTTTCGCACTGTTCGCAGCAATCAGTTCATGTGCAACTACGAAACGTTCCAGTAATTTTAAGAATTGTTCTAACATTTGTTTCTCCTGTTTATTTAGGTTACTCGCCGTCGCCTTCTGTAAGGCTATCGTCTATTAATTCAAATTTACCGTTTGAGTGTTGGATAGCTTCTTGCCCGCAATGGTCGCAAACCACCAGTTTATCGAATCCGTCAAACTCGTCCCCGACTACGCAAGAAAGTACAAATTTATGGTTAGTGCATACTTCTTGCGGTTCACCGAAAATTACCCGGAAACATTTAGTTATAGCTCCAGTGATTATGTTCATATCTTCACCTCTCGTTTGGTATGGGCTAACTATAATAGCGAACTATTCACTTGTCAATGGGCTTTTCTAAAATAATTAATATGGTACTATTCACACATCAACTGACTAAGGAGTAATTGACATGCAACCATCCGAACTAGGCATCCGTGTAGAGCAACGCCGTAAAGAACTCGGCATCTCCCAGCGCCGTCTGGCTGTCCTGGCCGGTGTCTCCCAGGGCGCAATTAACCAGCTGGCTCTCGGTGTAACTCAGGACGTCCGCCCGGCAACGTTGTTTAAACTGGCGGAAGTGCTGGAAGTAGACGCTAAGTGGCTGGCGTTCGGTGAAGGGGCTTGACGCCCCTTTCTTTTTATTGCACCTTTATCGGGTATCTTTTGCGAAACTTACCTAACCCGCAGTACACGCTGTAAGCCTCTGTGTAACTGAACACAACATGATACCCGCGCCCATAAGGAACTACGTTAAGAACTTCTACTACTTCGCCTCTGTGGTTGGTGTATTTATTACCTTTCAGTTCGTCGCTTACTTCTTTAAATTTACCGCTCATTCCAAATCCTCCTCTGTCACTGTCAACATTTCATTCGGTTCGTATATTGTCTTTGGAATCTTGTTATCAGTTATTCTGGTGTTCAGCCTGTAACGACCTGGGATTATCTGATTGTTTTCGTCAGTACCCGGAACAAGATACCCGGCCTCAACCATTTTCTTAATCTTCCCGCGTTCTATGGCTTCTTTGGAGTTAAACGCCTTTGCGTTGGGGTCTGACTGTGCGAGCTTATTCGCCGCGGCGACTGTGATGCCTTCGTTGCCGTTGTAGGTTCCTTCCGCCAGTTCAAACGCCGCGAGTATCGTGGCCTCCGAACTGTTGACGGCGTTCTCTACGGTTTTACGTACATTTTCTTTACCTTCTTTCGTCAACCCTTCTTCCCGCTCTTTCTCCTCGTCAGTTTTGAACGGCTCGAAACCCCACGGCATCAACACAAGCGCCTTGTGTGGTTCAGGCAGGTCCAGGTTTACGATTGTGCCGTATTCCTCTGTGCTACCCAGGAACTCAACCGCTCGGTATTCTTTAGGCGGCGGCGCTTCACGGAACTGTACCGACTCCAGCACCATGCCAACCGTCTTCTGCTGAGGCCCGTGCTTGAATTTCGAGTGATATACGTTTATCTGACGGTCGGTTGCACGTTCGATTGTCAGTTCCACGTCAACACCCGCATACAGCGCTCCACTGCCGCGTGCTTTCTTTCCACCCTTCGGCGTATGGTGGACAACGCCTACTGCGGCTTTAGTTGCATCGCGTACTTCTTTCAGAATGGCGATAACTTTACCCATGCCGATTGCTGTTGATGAACTGTTCTCGTCGAACTTATCAATCGTCAGTGCCAGGGTCTGGTTAAGGGTGTCGAACGCAACCATGCCAATTGGCTCGTCGCCAGCAGTTTCGCGCATTAACTTAATCAGGCTTTTAAGTTTGCCGACTTCGCCCATATCGATGACATGTACATAATCTTTACATTCCTCGCCGTATTTAGCCGCGAGCGCATCAATACGTGTACGTGTGGCTGCCCCACCCTCGCCGTCGATATAGAAATGGTGACAACGCTGGGTGTCAGCCCCTGCAAACCGGTATCCGGCGGCGCTCAGGTACATCATCCCCAGCGTATAGAATGATTTGTACGTGCCCGATTCTCCGACGATACCCCAGATACAATCCGACGGCATGTACCCCTCAACGACGAAATCAGCCTTTACCGGCTCCGGTAACTCGTCCTCCTCTGAGTCCTCGTCGTCTTCCAGGTCGTCGAGGCTGCATGAGACAGATTCACGCGCCCCCCAACCGATGGCCTCTGCGACTTCACTGAACGGCAGCCCGGTCGCATCGCACGCGTACTTCCACACCTCTTTCGGTGACAGGCCTTCTGTCGCCGTAATGTCTGTGTCGTGAATCATGGTTACGTTTGGCGCTTCATACCCCTCGCGCGGGAAGCACAGCAGGAAGTCGTCCGGGCGCGGTGTCGGGTCGCTGTAGTTTTCGGCATGTTCCGGTGTGGCTGGCATCTTAAGGCCGCGCGGCGTCATGACGCCGCCGTACTCAAACGCCAGTGCTTCAAACGCGTCTGTAAACGCGGTGCGCAGTTCTTCCGGTATCTGGTAATCCGATGCGCTGCTAACGTCAACGGCTGGGATGCCTTCCAGTAACTCGTTCGGGTCGATCAGGTCGTTGCGGCGCGACCAGATAACGGTAGCGCCGACCGGCGGCAGGTACATCGGCTGCGACAGAGTGAACCCGCTGCGGTCAGCGCCCATGCCTTCGAAGAAGTGCTCCAGCAAGCCATGACGAACACGGATGATGTCGCCGCCTTCAACCGGGCGGCTCAGCGGCATGACGACGCGAAAGCGCGGTGACTCATCGGTATGTGATGCCGTGGTGTAGAGACACATCGCCCGGCGGCTGCGATTAACCAGGCGCACCGCTTCCTGGTACTCTTCCGGTGTTGCACTGTCGAAGTCCAGATACGCCAGCGACGATTTGCTCACAGACGCGTCACAGCGATAGAAGAAGCCTTTACGCGCTTGCTTAAAGTCACCGGTTTCCGGGTCTTTTACAGTGCTGTGCGCAGAGTCGCACGCGGCAGTAATATAGCCTGGCGCTGTCTTCGGGTTGATCCCGTCACGAACAGCATCGAGCGGCTGGATTAACTCTTTCAGGTCATCCAGTGTTGCCGTGTGTGTGGTTCTGACGTTTATATCCTTTTTCTCTGCCCGCGCGTTGCGACGTGACCACGAGTAGGATAAAATTACATCGGACATGTTGTATTTCCTTCAGCAAATAATTTGGCCTCGGCGTTCACCGCGTCGGGGCTTTCTTTTATCTTTTAGCCAGACATTCCATCAAATGTGCGTACTTACGATAATAATCTGCGACAATCTCATCACCGAAATACTGATAAACGTAGGATAGGTGGTCGGAGACATCGATGGAAGCCGACATTGTGCTGAGTCTTCTTAGACTAATCGACTGCAATTCTTCTGTAACGCAAAACGGCAAATATGAGTCCAGTTTACAGGAAACGTTAAAACACAACGCATACTCACCTTGCACTAAATAGACCATATAAGCACTGTCATTTTCTTTATCGTGGAAAATTACACCTTTCATTTCACGTTCTCCTTAATCCACGCTTCAACTTTATTACGGTCAAATGTTCCTGGTAAACGGCGCCCCATTACTTTAACGCTGCAATCAGGAAACTTTCCACTCTTAATCCAGTTATTGATTGTCTGGCGGGTGACGCCGATTAATTCTGCAACTTCATTGATAGTCATCTCGCGCTCTCCTGTGTAATATGTATCGAAGTATAAGGCGGTAACTTTGTAAAAGCAACCAAAACACCACGCAAAGTTACTAAAATACAAAAGATGCTACTGGTATTGACTTTTACTTGAAAATATGCTAAGCTTCACTGAGCTTGTGAGATATCGCAAGCGACCGCGGAGCGGCAGGGAACGCAACGCGTGCCATTAGGCACTTGAGTGTAGTTCCGCTGACGCTTTCGGAAGGGTCAAAGTCTATTGTTAATCCCGCCTAAATATCCAAGTCACGGATAATTAAAAGTTTCTATAGTTGCCGTGAGCAAGGTAGAGAGTACTTCACTCCGCTGGGGTGGGCTAACGCCCACCCACTGCGTTGCGTACTCTTTTAAGAAACGAAAGAATCACAACGGCAACGTAACTATTCTCTTGCACACCCCAACATAATAGGATACTATTCACTTATCGAAACGAGACAGAGGAGTGAGGGTTATGCTTAAGAAGGGTCAGTTGGTTAAAACTAAACGCGGAGGATAATCTGGTTGACGTATGGGGTCTGGTAAGAAAGAAAACTGGGTTCGCCTCACGCGATAATTTAGAACTCATCGGCAACAATTTTAAATTCAAAGGGGTGAAGTGATGGAAGAATTAATTTGTATTGAATCCCGCCAGGATGTGCAGGATTGGTTTGTGAAAGGTAACAAATATTCGTCAGGAGTATATTACGACGGCCGTCGATACGTTTTAGATGAAGACGGTGATGAATGGGATTTAGAGGACACTGTGGGCGAGACTTTAACCGTTAGTTTTCTTCAATGTTGTTTCCGCATCATTCACAACGGCATCGAATCATGAGGCTCGTGCCGACGACTCTGAGGGAGGTTGCCGTGGATAATATTTTAATTGTCAGCGCTGTTTATGTGGGGTGGAGGTTGATATGAGTCCATATAATGAATTCCGCTTACGCCGTCTTGTTGGTGGGCTGCGCGCCGCCGAGTTTGGCGTTGAATGTTGGGAAAAGGCGAAGTACACCCCATGGAAGTCGTGGAATTTGGCCCACGCTAAGGCGGTAGCGCAGTACCGGGAGTACAAGTTAAATAGTTTCCTAAAGCACCACGGAGTAGAGCTATGAGAGAAGCATTCGAACGGTGGGCCGTCGTCGAGGGTCTGCCGGTTAACAAGGGTTCAAAGAAAGAGTACCTGAACGTTAAGACGCGTCTTGCGTGGCGGGCGTGGAAAGCTGGTGTGCAGTATGTGATGAATACGAGGTGATTTATGGGTGAGTGGATTAAGTGTAGTGAGCGGATGCCGGAGCCTTATGAATACGTTCTTGTAACTGATTGTTTTGTTGGCTGTGAGGTTATGCGTGTTAATTCGGATGGCTACTGGGGACCAGCGAAGAGTTTATACCACGGCGATATCTCCCACTGGATGCCCTTACCTGAGCCACCGGCGCCGGTGTAACAGGCCAATAGTTTACTATTTGGCTTTGTGACTTACGCTGCTACACAGCAGCGTATCATTTTTCTCATTTTTGTTCTATTTCACCAAACGCAACAATCGAAGCGACCATTGCGGGCAAGAAGCTATCCAACACTCAAACGGTAAATTTGAATTAATAGACGAGGAAGGGGATGGGGATGGTGAGTAGCAAAAACGAAGTATTCGAGTACCTGATTGACCAGTTACGGCAGCACGTAAATAGCCACCCGCACAAGCAGCAGTGCGAAGACCTGGCGCATGAGGTGCAGTCACTTAAAAACCAGTTACGTGATGCTTCGTCGCAGATTAAGGATTTGCATCTGGCGCTGGTTCGGGCTACGGGTGACGCGGAAGCGTACAAACTTATCCGCAAACAGGAGCAATCCGGTTGCTGTAAAGAGGATACCCAGGAATGCGAGCATGATTGGGTGCTAGATGAAAAAGGGGACTACTTCATTTGCGCTAAATGCGGTAAGCAAGAATCGGAATTGAGCGATTGCCAACACGCTAATACCGTCGGTTTGCGCAAAGGCTTTGCGCCGGGTTTTACTAAAAAGTGTCTTGATTGCGGGGCTAAACTGAAATGACCAGCATCTTATTTATCTGGGTATTGTCGGCGGGCCAGATGCAACTAGCGGCATCAGAAACGTTTTACTCGATGGAGGCGTGCCAGTCAGCGGCACGCGCCGCTGAGAACGCGCACTTTCTGTTTCAGGGTGACAAGCCCATCGATTCAGAGGTACGCGCTATCTGCTCACCTAAGCGACTTGGTAAACAGGAGAAATAACATGGTACAGAGATATTCTAAGTATGGGTCCGACAACCATTTCATTGACCGCCACGGGAAGTGGGTTAAGTTTGAGGACTACCAGAATCTTGACCTAAAGCTGTTGGAAGTTGAAGCCGAGTTACAGAAATACAAGGACCAGTTCCCGGATTACGTCGAGTGCGCGAACTGTGGGTCAGTTACACATGTGGGAGGGGTGGAGTGATGGTGCATAGATACGAAAACGACCACGGCGATATGTTTCAGGCCGCGGGAGGGCGCTGGGTCCTATACGAAGACTACGCGGAGCTGGCGCGTAAACTGCGCGAGCTTGCTAAGCAGGTAGTAAACAGTCCGTGCGACTGGAAGACGGATGAATTAGCGCGCGAGATTCTGGACCTATGAGCCTTGCAACTGACATCCTGAAACGGAGCGGCCTTGCGCCGCTGTCGCCGAGAGCGAACACACGAATATACAAGCGTCGCCGTAACGTGCTGTACCCAGAGATTCAGGACAGACGTAAAGCTATCCGCGCCTGTGGATTCCAGAACGGGAAGGCTGTGAATCTCGGTGAGTTTAAAACGCAGGAGCGCGCTGCAATCGCTAATCGGTTATTTAATTACTGGAAATCGCTGGGATACGATGATATTCCGACGAAACCACAGAGACGACAATACATCTGGCGTCATAAATAAACCGTTATTAAGATAATTCCTAACCGTGCTATCCTCCAGTTACTGCATACTTAATACGCACCTGGAGGATTCATCTTGGATAAATTTACTGAAACAGTGACAGGCTGGCTTCTCGCTGCCGCGCTAGCCGGAGGGGTAATCGGACTACGACAACATAAGTCTGTTATTTCTGGCCCCATCGACGGATTCTGCTTTATCGCAACCGGCTTCACTTGCGCTGTATTCGGCGCGCCTCTTGCCGCTCAATGGTTCGGTATTACCGGAGAGCGCGAGATAGCTGGCCTCGGATTCATCATCGCAATTCTCTGGATGCCCATCTATTCCCGTCTCTCCGGTATCGTCTCTGGAGAATACATCGCTCGTCGAGGAGGCACAGATGAATGAGTTATTCTGGTCCGGCGGTATGCTGGCAATCGGAGGCACATCGCTGTTTAATGTATATCACCCCAGCGTGGATGACGGATTATTTGGCCGGGTGCTCTATATCCTGACTGCCATCGTCTGTGCTGCCGGATGTATCCACCTGTTACAGGGCAGCATGTCACCAACGCTGCCTGAGACGTTAATCACATTAGTTGCGCTGCGTCAGATTCGCCAGGTGTGGCTGTCATACGGAGGACATAAGCGTGTCTCGAAATATTTCAGATAATGGATTGCATTTTACCGCCGCGTTCGAGGGATTCCGAGGAACTGCGTATCGCGCTACACCGAATGAGAAGTACCTGACTATTGGGTATGGAAGCTATGGCCCGCATGTTAAGGCGGGGCAGACCATCACTCCAGGACAAGGCCTCCTGTTACTTAATCGCGATATGGCTAAAGCCGTAGCTGCGGTTGATGCGGCAGCGCACCATTCACTGACACAGGCACAGTTCGACGCTGTGTGTGACCTGGTCTACAACGCAGGCGCTGGCGTGATTGCCGCTACCACGGGCACAGGTAAGGCGCTGCGTTCTGGTGACATCGAGACGCTGCGGGCTAAGCTGACACTGTTCATCAACCAGAACGGCAGACCACTACTCGGCCTGCGTCGCCGTACAGCAGGTCGTCTGGCGCTGTTTGACGGTAAACCGTGGCAAGAGGCGGAGGCAATTGGGAGGGCTGTTAGATGATGGAAGAAAACTGGGACGTATAGTAAACTTACTCCCACGCTGCTTGTGCTTGCACCACCCGAAACCCGGACCGCGAATCCGGGTTTTATTTTACCAATTGACACCTAAGACTAATCCGACGATACTTAAATCACCTCCTGTTCCATCCCTCTGCTCTCCAGTTTTATCCCGGCCCTGACCCAGCCGGGATTTTTTTATCTATTTCCGATAATGACTAGTTGACTATTACCACCGACCCTATTATATTTACTCCATCGACAACGAGAACGGAGTAGAGAGAAATGAAAATCACAGATATCGATGCATTCGAAGACGCACAACTGATGGCACGCATCGCCGTCAATAACCTGAGTGGTAATATCCCGGCGGATGCGTTCTGGGCCGCCGCGATGCAGACACTGAAAGCCGCTTATGCAGGAGAGAAGAAATGAGTGAACAAGGTCAAGTAAGCCAACCGTTACGAGTAGGCCGTAAAGTCAGTCACACCCCGTTCCCGACACGTGAAGAACTGATGAAACGTAACAGTTTCCCGGGGCCGGACAAGAACAAGTATCTCAATCGCATGTGGGGAGAGCGTAAAGAATGACTGACCGCGAATATGAAAAGATGATGGTTGAGGCCGTTAACAGCGGCGTAGACATCGGACACGTGATGCGCGTCCTGAATACTAAAATCGCGGTAGCCGAGCAAATGGTCGAGTCGCTTTACGAGACGCGCCGTGAACTGATTAACCGCTTCAACCTGAACAAAGGTGACACCAATGCCTAAAATCACAATCGCATCTCTCGAGCGCCGTATTCTGGTGCTTGAGTCGGAGAAACAGACGTTAGGAGGGCAACTGTCGATTAACGGTGAGTTTCAGCTGGAGGCGTT